AAGAAGCCAGAGCCATGAAGTGATTAATCTTTTAAGCAGGCCATGGCAATTTTGGTTCGAATGGGTCAACACAGCGATTTTGATAGCAGGTGCTGTGTTGACCAGCTTAAACATGTATCCTTTGAACATATGGTTTTTGTTTGTGGCTAATCTGGGATGGGCAGTGTTAGGCATCATTTGGCGCAAGTGGAGTTTGTTGACAGTGCAGATCGTAATCACTATAATCTACATACCCCCAGTATTTAAAAGTTTTTGGAATTGAATTTATATACTCCAACATTGGAGCATGTATTACAGGAGAACACCATGCATCTTAACAGAACTGACCTAAGAAAAATTGCGGATATTTTGGAAAAGTTTCCCAGTGTTGAACATTTCAATCTAAATCAAATTGGCGACAATGGCATTGGCACAGTGACGGAAATTACCTTTGACTATAAAGTCAATGCCGTGGTGTGTAAACTGACCATGGAAATCTCAGGTGTGGATAATTGGTAATGTTAAACTTTGACAGCTCAATTTGGGATATATTGGAATTCAAGTTCTTGGTATTATTTGTCACTGTTGTGATTGCAGTTTATTTAGGCAACCGGCTTTACAATAAGAGAAAAAATGACAATTGAATTTTGGATTGGTATTGTATTTTGGTGTTTTGATCAGACCTGTGGACTAGCCACGCACATCATCAGCTTTCCCACACGCCAAGAATGCTTGCGTGAAGTCAAGATCATGCAAAATCAAATTAAAATGGATCGTAATCAAAAACCCAATATCATAGAAGGTCGTTGCAGTCCCCAACAAATACATGTCAGATATGATGATGGCACTGACGATGAACCAAGATCAGTTTCTAATTCTATTTAATCGGTTATACATAATGAATCAAAATGTGATGTTTTTTTTGCGGGACACTGATTCATGAACACAGACACAATCATGTTCATGATTGGTGCAGTGTTGGTCACAGTCATGCTCACTGTTATAGGTTTGATATGGTTTGGTACCATGGGTGCTGTGGGTTTTTTCACGGGCACAATCATATTATGTGTGATCTGTGCCTTGAAAATAGACGAATCATAATCACAGAAGTATAAAGACACAGCATGAAGAACAACGCTCCGATGGTGAAATAGGTAAACACAATATTATATGACTTTTATGTGTTTAGTATAAATAAGCATATAGGAGAAGGCAATGATAGATATCACTGAATTTATCACTAGGAGTAGAGATGAGAGAAGGCAGCATTTGAAATTAGAAGAGCCTTGTTGTTTGCGTGGAGGAAACAGTACCAATCATAAGGGTGTTCTAGCAGAGTATTTAGGAACAACTATACCAAAAGGTCGTATTCTTTTATGCCACGCTTGTAATAATAGTGGTTGTTCAAATCCAAGACATCTATATTGGGGCACTGATTATGACAATATCATTATAGATGGAAAAGAATTTGGCACTCATAAAACTCCTTTTGAAAGAAAAGTTGAAAAATATGGTTTCGACAAAGCCTGTGCGATGAATGGGCGAGTTGGTAATACTTACGGGACAGGGAATAAAAGGAAACCTAAGAGTGAAGAACATAAGAAAAAGATTTCGGAATCAATAAGAAGGAAGTATAATAAAGAAGTAGCGAGTGTGGTGGAACGGAATACACAATTGACTTAAAATCAATCGCCGAAAGGATTGAGGGTTCGAATCCCTCCTCTCGCACCACGATCTCGCCGTAGTTCAGAGGATAGAACACGAGCCTTCTAAGCTCGGGGTCGCAGGTTCGATTCCTGCCGGCGAGGCCATATGTTGTATACATACAACAAATACCCACATGGTTGACAGGGTTATCCTTTTTTGCTATACTACAAGTATGGAAAAAACGACATGCACTCGTAAACGCAGACAAGACACTAAACATGCTGTCTACATGATCGTGAACGTAGTCACCGACGAGCACTATGTTGGCATTACAGTATGCGGTAGCCAAGTCAATCGAGCACTTAAAATTCGTTGGCAAAAACATGTTCGTCGTGCCGTAACGGAGAATAAGTCGTGGGCTTTGTGCAACAGTATTCGTACTCATGGTGCAGACGCTCATGTTGTATTGTTGGTTGATGTTGTGCGTGGACGCAAACCCGCGCACGCCGCAGAGCGCGAAATTGTTAACAGTTGCAGTCCCGCACTTAACACACACTAGGAGATTAGCATGGTCAATGATCTTACTTTGTCTCTGTTTGGTGAACAAGCTCTGAATAAACAAATGTCATTTAAGGATACACTTAGCCTGCTTCAAGAGCTAGACTTAATTAATGTAGGTGAGCTGGCAGAAAAAGCTATCGCTAAAAAAGTTGGCGTAGCACAAATGGCAAGGTGTAATATGTCTCATGACCTCGAAAATGGCTGGGAAATTAAGCATGGGCAAAGTCATTTAACCGCAAACGGCACACAACGTAAGGCTTATATAGCCGGAATGGGGAACAAATTTTGTACCTTACGTGTAGTAATAACAGAGCGGTTGACTGGAAAACTTTATTTTTTCAAAATACCCTATGAGTCTTACTCAGACTACAGTACTAGTAGTTTGTCATGGTCGTTTAATGTAGATGGTTCTCCACAAAGAGAATTTTTACGAGTTAGTGTTCGTCCTAACTTTTGGGATTTTGAAGTTGCTAGTTTTGACGAACTTTGCACATAACCCTACGGTTGACAGGGTTGATTTTTTTTGCTATACTATGGGTACACTGTAACAACGGAGATACAAAATGGCATACAAAGGTTTTTATCGTGCTGCTCGTGTTGTTAGCCCTGACTCAGCTCAGGAACCCCAGGTACAAGCTCTTAGAAATGTCATGGGCACAATGACTGCTCGTGACGCAGAGTTTGCTGGCAGTTTGGTCAGCAACTTTTATCGTTTTGGTCGCTTGAGCGACAAGCAATTGGTTTGGGTTGATACCCTGACCCAACGTGCGACTAACCCTGCTCCGGCACCTGCCGCAGCAGTACAAGTCAATGTGCAACGTATTCAGGACATGTTTGATCGTGCCGGCAAGACGCTGAAGCGTATTAAAGTCAAGCTACAGTCAGTTGAAGGACAACCTGTGGCATTTGGTCGTGCTGGTCCCACTAGCAAGTACGCTGGTCAAATTCTTGTAACAGACGGTGGCCCGTTTGGTGCCAATCGGTACTTTGGTCGCATTGACATCAACGGTGATTTCCATGCCACTAGACAAGCCGGTGCTGACGTGTTAGCATTGGTACAAGAGTTTGCCGCAGAGCCCGAAGCCACTGCTGGCAAGTATGGACGTTTGACTGGTGCTTGCAGTTTTTGCAATCATGGTCTCAAAGATAGTCGCAGCACTGAATTGGGTTACGGCCCAGTTTGTGCCAAGCGTTTTGGTCTTGTTCACTAAACTAAGGAACAGTCATGGCAACCACTCATGCTACAATAAAAGCTCATAGAGCAACTGCAATGTTTGCATACCAGTTAAAATCAAAGTATAAAATTACCAACGGGATCAAAGAATCCCAATGGATGGATATGTATGATAGTGGTGAAATCGAAATTAGTTCTGTTTTTGAAAATTTACTAGTCCATGTTCGTAATCTTTACGGAAAACCCACAGTTAAAGTCTTAGAAAACACGCACGACTTTTCAAGTATTAGTTCGACAGGTGTTTTGGTACCACTAGGTGACTTTAAAGTCGCTAGTTTACAGAAAGATGGCTATAAACGACGTTATGTAATTGGTAAGACTGCTAATAAAGTAGGCAATATCTATTCAGTATGTTGGAATTGGATGACTAATAAACTGGCATTTTTTGTTATGCCTCCCGGGGATGATATTGGTCATTTTCATCCATATCAAGGATATAAAATAATGTGTTGTCCGGATACTGGAAAAATGGCCGGAGGATGGTACAACAAGAATTGTCATTACGATACTTTTGAAGAAATGTGTTTAGTTGATTAAGGAAATAACATGGACCAACCCTGGCAAGTTATATCGGCACTGGAAACTCATAATCTGCGTACCAACAAAGAGCAGATTATCCAAGCTCAAGCCGAGTCGGGTAATGCTGTATTCTTTGAAGGATGCCGTCTTGCCTTGGATCCCATGATTACCTTTGGCATCAAACAAGTGCCCGAGAAGCGAGCTACGGATCAGCTGACCAGTCCAGATGGCATGAACTGGGATGCCTTTTCCCTAGCAATATCTGGCTTCGTCAACAGACAATTCACAGGCAATATGGCACGTGACATGCTGAACCACTTGATGTTAGCCAGCACTGTGGCACAGTGGAATGGCTGGTATCGGCGTATCCTGATCAAGGATCTACGCTGTGGTGTCAGTGAAAAGACCATTAACAAGGTTGTGGAGCAAGATTATCCCGGTTTCAGCGTGCCTGTGTTTGGCTGTCAACTTGCTCATGACAGTGCCAATCACGAAGGCAAAGTCGCAGGAAAAAAACTGGTCGAAGTCAAGCTGGATGGAGTTCGTGTCATCACTATTGTGCATCCAGACGGCAGAGTTGATCAGTTCAGTAGGAATGGTAAAGAACTCATAAATTTTGCACATGTCAAAGCCCAGTTTCATGTCATTGCTGATCAACTGCCCGCGGCCATGGTATTCGATGGCGAGATCATGAGCGACAGCTTCCAAGACTTGATGCGTCAAGTTCATCGCAAGAGTAATGTACGAGCCAATGATGCTGTACTCCATTTGTTTGATGCTCTGCCTTTGGCAGACTTTGAGCGTGGGCGTAGTGATACTACACAACTAGAACGCAGTCATGCTCTTCAGGCGTTTTATCAGCAGCATGAGGCTGTATTGACAAGTGTGCGTGTACTGGGTCAAGAGTTGGTAGACTTGGATACCCGAGCAGGGCAGGCTCGCTACCGTGAGATCAATCGTGCGGCCATTGCAGGCGGCTACGAAGGTATCATGATCAAAGATATCGCAGCCCCGTATGAGTGCAAGCGTAGTGTGGCATGGCTGAAACTCAAGCCTTTCATTGAAGTCAGCTTAAATATTGTTGAAATCGAAGCAGGCACTGGTAAAAATGCAGGGCGTCTTGGTGCCCTAGTTTGTGAGGGTGAGGATGACGGACGTAGAATCAGGGTTAATGTTGGTAGCGGTTACAGCGATGAGCTTCGTACTGGGCTGTGGGATAGTAGGACTCGTATTATGGGCCAGGTCGTTGAGGTTCGTGCAGACGCTGTCACTCAAAATCAAGATAGCAGCTATTCGCTCAGGTTTCCGAGGTTTCTACGCTTTCGCGGTTTCGAGATTGGAGAAAAATTGTAGCATGGATAAACAAATGATCAAAGACATGTTGTATGGAACTATATGTGAGATGCAGGCTTGTTTTGGATTCCAGGATTACATTGTGAATCACACAAGTGTGTCATAATTGATAAATATGTCAAACACACACACATGGACGATTTTTTTGGTATTTTGATCATTGCTGCCATTCAAGAGGCCATCATGGTTTCCCTGGGATTGATTTTGATTGACTGGGCGATAATTCCATGATCATGAACAAGGCAGTGATTAAAGATCTAATTTATGGTGGTATCAGAGAATTGCAACAAAACAGCAATTTTTATTATTCCAGTGTAGTGGGCGTGGAATACAGTCATTGGACAGAATCGGGCATGTTGGCACTGCATGCTCTGGTACAAAATTTATCGGTGGAAATAGATCGGTGCGAACGACAAATCAAGCAAAAAAACAGCGAAGAATATTTACTCAAAGAATTAGGAAAACATCATGTCTGAAACTTCTCAATTAATTAATGTAAATGTTGAGGATTCTCCCAAAATCACTAAGCACAGCGAAACTTCATGGATTTTGACCTTGGAAGAGGATCCAGACACAGGCGATTTGATAATGCCTTTGCCTGATGAAATTTTGGCCAGCCAAAATTGGCAAGTGGGTGATACCTTGACATGGAACGTAGACGATGATGGACAATGCACTCTCACCAAAGACACCAAGTCAAAGCCCTGACAGATACACTTTTCAGTGTAAAAGATACTTGACTACAATCAATGATCCAGAATCCAGTACTGAACAAGTGTCGGCAGCCACAGACATACTGAATATGTTTCAACTGCATAGGCATGCTAGCAGAGATCGAGAACAAAAGCCAGACTGGCACACACACAATCTCGAAGCTGATCTCAGATGCGATCCTGTGATGCTGCGCCGAGTGCGCATGTGTGATGCTTATGCTCAAAATCTCTATGCTGCCTTGTGTAACAACAGTTTCACTCGTCGTGAGGTCATGAGCATTTTACAAGATAAGCAGTGGCATTGCAGTTGGCGTTATGCAGGCGGCATCATAGCAGACATGCGCGGGCACGGCGATTACATTGACTGGTATTGTAGTGGCATTCGTAGGAGCCACGACATGGAAGACATGCCTGTTGATGATGTCAATCCCACAGAACACTGCCTGGTACCAGAAGGCGTGATCACAGATCAGATCAGATCGGATCTCAGCACACTGGGATGGTTTCCTGCTGCAGGCGGAGACTGGGAAAAACTTGGAAGCCACAGTGATCATGGTTGACACAATCAATCAATCACTGTATAATACATTTTTATTTAGAAAGGACAGAATCATGAGTTTTACCAAAATCACTACCAACCAAAATGTTTTTCTTGAAAACTACCTACGTGGTACCGGACGCAGTCTGAGTGCTCGTCAAGCTGAATCCGTGTATGGTATCAAAAACCTACGTGCTCGTATGACTGAGTTCCGTAACGCCGGCCTGAAAGTGGTTACCAAGCCTAACAGCTATGGTCGTATGACCTACTCGGTCAGTGCTCGTGATGTGACCGGAAGTCGTGCTGTTCGTTTCGCTTAATTAGCGGTGTAACGGGGTAAAAGGCTGTGTGGTACAGCCTTTTATTTTTTGTAAGGATCTAAAATGACTTTGGACGATGACTCAAGTTTATTCCTATTCAGTTGGGACTGTTATGGTATCGAAGGTATCATAGACTTAACAGCCTACGCAGACTGGGATCAACACCAACTACTAAATATGTTGTCGGATCGTCCCACTCAACCTAATCCAGCATGGAGTATGGTACAAAGCATCTTGATGCGAGCCAGGTACAATGGTCATAGACACTATGAAGTTTATATTGTCACATGTAATAACAGCATGACAGAAAATTATTGGCGTGAACAATGGGCATTGTTTCCACAAAATACAGCAGAAGTGGTACGTGCTCGTGGACATAAATTATGGTCGGATCGTGCTCCACAAGAGGTAGCAATAAGATGAGAATCTCGTACATGAGTGATCTCCACCTGGAGTTTGCGGACTTAGTGCTGCCAGGTGGAGACATTCTCATCCTGGCCGGCGACGTTGCCGAAGTCAAAAACATTGAGCGGACCTATGATCCTGCTTTTGCGTCACTGGGCACTGACATCACTCGTTATGGACGCCCAGATCGTGCTAGACGATTTTTCATAGAAGAATGTGCCAAATACAATCAAGTGTTCTATGTCATGGGCAATCACGAGCATTACCACGCAGAGTTTCTCGGCACTGAACAACGACTCAGAGCAGTGATGCCGGACAATGTCCGACTCATGGAACTCGATGATGTGACTGTTGATAGTATTCGATTTCTGGCATGCAGTCTTTGGACCGATCTCAATGGTGATGATCCTCTAACTGCCACTGCCTTGCGTGGCATGATGAATGATTATCGTGTGGTAAAATATCACAATCCTGCCAACGACGCTTGGCATCGACTGACACCAGAAATCACTCGCGGTGTACACAGGGCCAGTGTGGTTTGGTTAAAGGATAGACTACGTGAACAACCCAATACACCCACAGTGGTAATCACACATCATGCTCCCAGCTTTCAGAGTATTCATGGTGACTATGTGCGTGATAAGTTGATGAATGGTGGGTACGCCAGTAATTTAGAAGACTTGATCTTGGATCATGTTCAGATTAGATATTGGGTACATGGCCACATCCATCAGCGTCAAGACTACCCAATTGGCACGTGCCGTGTGTTAGCTAATCCTCGTGGATACTCTGGCTATGAACATATGGAGTTTGATGCCACATGCCAGTTCGAAATCTAACTGTGGTCCGAGTGAGTTGGAACTTGAATTCGCCAACCCCTTGGAATCTAGTCACGGCTCGTGCATTGGAAGTATTTGGTTTGCCAGGAGACAGATACCGAACGCATCTAACACAGGATTTCATGGAATATCATTTCCGCGATCCACATGATGCTACTTTATTCGTCCTAGAGCATTCGGGACAGATCGACATAGAAGTAGTCAGAGATTATGAGGTCACAAAATGTTGAAATGGTATATGAGATATTGCTTTGTTGCAATCGCAGCTAGTATTTTTATAGCAGTTCTGGTGCATGATTTGGTACTGGCTGAGAAAAACTATATCATAATTCCCGGCCAAGTTGTGCCCGGCAAACAACCAAATACCACATGATTGATGTCAGGTTGACAGGCATCAAAGTAGACACAATACTAGACATTGTGCGTGAATTACGTCAAGTGGGACTGGTACAAGGGCAAGACTTTGATTTTGCTTATACACCTGAAAAGTACAAATACGATCTATCCGATAGTGCTACTCTGGTAAAGCGGCATACGGTGTTCAGTTTTTATAATGACGGCCTTGCTAGCTGGTTTGGTATAAAGTACGCAGAGTATTTGGCATAAATACAACAAGTTGTATAAATACAACACGGTTGACAAGCGATAAGAAAACCAGTATTATACGAACATAGCAGCAAAACATCTACAAGAGGAACAAATGCAACTTACAGCGAGATCAGCGACACAAAAGATTAGTCATAAGGCATCTGTGCCCACATGGCCATCATCGGGTTATGATCGCGCCAATGTGGCACAGGTCCCAGGGTTTCCCGAGAACCGGATGTAAGCAATACTAACATTCCAAGTTCTAAGAACCCTGAGATCGAAAGACTCAGGGTTTTTGTTTTGTGTAACGAGTGTGAGGCAACGCGAGCCTGCTGGCACTATAAACATCAGCTATAATGTGGGCGGACTACTTGATGAGAAGCTAGTGGCGATAACACTAGCGGTAAAACGGTAGTAGTAATAAAGCAGATTGCCGAACAGACAAATTGCAGTGGCAAGTCCAAAGCAGATGAGTAGTCTGCTTTATTACCAGCATTTGAAAAAGTGCTGTAAATAGATATGGAGATCGGGCGGCATAGGCGACCGCAGCTGACTGTAAATCAGTACTCTCTGAGCACGGGGTTCGAATCCCTGGATCTCCACCAAAAGGAACAAATGAAAATTATCTTAAATTTTTGGCGTGACAGTTTTAGATCAAATCCTATAGCATTTTATCTAGAACTTATCAGTTTTATCTTTGTAGTAATAGCCACAGTGTTACTATCTATATCAGCCAAAAATCCAAATATGGCTTTAATATATCCATTCTTTTTATTAAGTAGTTTATCAGCAGTATTTGCACACCTAAGAAGGAAGTTAGCCTGGCCATTATTGGCTAGTAGTTACTTTGTATGTGTGAATATTGTAGGATTTATCAGAGCAATAAGTTAATTCCGGGGTAGTACAATGGCAGTGGCCCGTACCAAATTTCGCCCTTTTAGTATAATGGCATTACAGTGGATTTGTAATCCTCTGATGGCAGTTCGATTCTGTCAAGGGGCACCAATTGATAAGTAAGAGATGAATACTGTGATTCTTATTCAACCTTACTTTTTGTCAAACACTTTATAGTTGATTATGTTCTACAAAAGGCCTATCACTTTAAAAACAAAGGTATATATGGTCACTTAGGTGGTATACAACATGCTGCTCTACATGGACTTGGTACTTTAATTTGTTTGTTTTATTTTACACCTTCAGCAATAACATATGGTTTAATTGATTTTGTTGTACACTATCATGTTGATTGGTTCAAGTCCAAGTATGGTCCTAAGGATTCAAATAGTACCATGTTTTGGATATGGTTTGGTGCTGATCAACTTGCTCATGCTTTGACCTATCTATGGATAGTCAATGACCTAGTCACAATCGCGGGGTAGAGAAGAAAAAAACTCACTAGGCTTATAACCTAGAGATCGGCGGTTCAAATCCTCCTCCACAATCAAATCAATTCCGGGGTAGTATAATGGCAGTGCGGCGGTCTCCAAAACCGTTAGTGGGGGTTCGATTCCCTCCCTCGGACCCAATAATCTATAATTCATTGGAGGGTTATCTAGGCTGGGCCTAGCACTGATTTGAAATCAGAGGGACCGTTCATGCGGTTGGAGTTCGATTCTGCCATCCCTCCTCCAATACATTGTATTATAT